CTATGACTGATCTGGCTGCAGTTCGATCGTTACTTGAGGGACTTCCTGACCACCTTCAAGCTTGATCACCGTCTGCCGGATCTCTTTGATGCGAGGCGCGTTCTGGTGATAGAGGGCGTTGAGCTCGCTCAGCGCGTGCTCGATCTCCCGGTCCCCGGCGACCTGCTGGTGACCGCCGCGCAGCGCGAGCGCCGCCTGAAACTTTACCTTCGCCATCGCGCCGCTGTTCTGGTGTGACATCGTGGCCAGCTTGTGCAATTCCTCGATGCCGACGATCTTGTAGGCGAGGCTCAGATCCGCCAGACGGTTCTCAAACTGCTCGACGCTCATGCGCGAATAAGCCGGGTCAATCTTGACCTTCTCAATCGCCGCGGCGAACTGCTGCAGCTCGGCGGAAGCGCGGATATAGCCGTCAAGCTCGCGCGCCGTGCAGTCGAGCGCCGTCGACGCGAGGAAGATGTCTCCCTTCGCCTCGGTGAGCGCTTCCTTGATGGATTGCTCCGAAATCAGCCCGGCACGTTTGGCGCGTTTCACTTACGGCCCCGCGTCGGGGTCTTTGCGGCGACCTTGCGCTCGGTGCCGGCGACGCTCGAGTACCGCTTGGCTTCTTTGGCGGCATGAGACTTCGCCGCTATGTGGCGGGAACGATCCTGCATGATTTCCTGCGCCCGCGCCAATGTGTCGGCGTCCGATTGCGCGCGCCAGCGCTTCTCGTCACTCGAGATCGTCATCGGTGCGGCGCTACCCTTTTTTGTCGCCATTGCGTTCTCCTAGTAGCTCAATCCCTTCGCGTATCCCATGCGCTGAAGATCGGGCAACTGCTTCTTCAGCCGGCCGACACCAATGTCGGTCCGATAGAACGGACTGTTCGGAATCTTCACCTTCTTGATCGCGCTATACGCCGAGCGGCGCGCGCCGGTGATCGTCTCGCCGGTTCCGGTGGCGATCAGAACATAGTCGCCGGCGGTCACGGGGCCCGGCAGGTCGACCACCTTCCCGTTCACCTCGCGCGGCGCGGTACCCATCATGACTTCCGAAAAATGCAGGTGCTGCATGTCCTCGGCGCCGTAGATCGGGATGCCGCACAGTTCCTTGTTCGTGATCTTCGAGTATGGAAAGTCGGGCAGCGCCATCAGGACCGAAATGCACACCTCGTCCATGCGGATTTTCAGGGTGTCGCGTCCCTCGAGCTTGTCTTTCATCCACTGCGCAGGGTCACCCTCGATCAGCGCGGTCAGGTTGTGCCGGATCGGCCAGCCGTCGCGCATAGTCCACTCGAGCGGAAAGGGGCCCTTGCCGTCGGTCGGAATCATGCAGTTCACGTCGACGTAGCCGACGTACCCGATACGCTTCAGATGTTCGGTGGCCGGCGTCAGCACCTCGTCGGCCAGCTTCGACTTGCGCACCGCGCGCACCGTCGTGCCCATCTCGCCGGTGTTCACGCCGAGGTCGCCGTTCATCAGCTTCTTGTTTTCCCAGTTCTCGATCCAAACCTTCGACCAGCCATCGGGCCCAAAGAATCCGCCGACCGCCATCTCGATGCCGTCGATCTTCTCCTGCATGATGAAGCCGTCGGCGCGCGCCGCCGCGCGGTATTTGTCAATCTTCTTCCAGCGGCTGAGCATGTAGACCATGTCGGCGGCGCTGTTCGATACGTACGACATCGCGCGCTCGCCGTCGCCGGACGGCTTCGAGACGAACGGCTTGCACTCGCGCTTCACGTACGCAATCGCCGAGTCATAGTCGTGGAACGTTTTGCCCGGGATGATGCGCATGCCGCACTCTTCCATCACCTTCTGCCCCATCTCGCGGTCGAGTTCCCATTCGACCGCGGCGAGATTGCAGCCGTAGATCGGATAGCCCATCGCGCGGTACGGCTCCAGCATCGTCAGATACTTCACGTTGTCCGGCGTGTAGATCAGGTCTGCCCAGCCCAGCCACTTCTTTCGCAACTCGTCGAAATCGCGAATCTTCGGCACGATTCCCTCGCCGGCATGCCGGTCGGTGCCGTCGGCGCGCGGCTGGTCGTACCACGCAACCTGATGACCATGGTCCTGGCAGCGCATCAGCCAGTCAAGGCAGTTCGAGCCCACATCGATTGCGAGAATTCTCATTGCTGCGGTGCTCCGGTAACGGTCTGGCCAAACTTGGCACGCAGCGCGCCGAGGGCGGCATTGCGCGCCGCCGGCGTGCCTGCTGCATAAGCCTTGCGCAGCAGCTCGCGGCCTGGCTCTGAAAGTAGCGCTTTTGATGCAATCCACGGCGTGACGATGGATGCACCGGCCGCGACTGGATGTGCCAGTGCGATCGCCGCGGTGCCAAGCATGTGGCCAGCGGCAGACGTGCCCGATGGATTCGCTCCTGTGCGATCACCCGCGCGCGCCATCGTGTCGGTAACGTCCTTGATGTCCCTGATCTCTTTCGCGGTGAATCCCATCTCTTCGAGCTTGGGCTGCACCTTATCAATTTCCTTGCGGAATTTTGCGAACGAAATTCCCGATGCGCCGGGACCGCTGTTCGCCGCCAGCTCCAACCCGTTGCGCAGCACGAACGATTTTGCATCCTGCAGAACCTGCGGTGCGTGCTCGCGCAGGATCGCGGTCACCTGAGCCGCCTGGCTCGGCTGCATCGTGAGGTAACGTTTCGCGATCGCCTCGGGCGCCTTCGTCGAGAACGTCTCGTTGGAAAACGCGGCGTCCGTTACGTCCTTGCCGAGCAGCTTTCCAAGCGCAGACTGATCGATGAATTCGATCGATTTCGATGCCTTCGCATAGTTCTGGTTCGCATCCTTCAGGGCTTTCGCGATCGGCGTTCCGTCCGTGCTCGCGGCATCGAAGTCCTTGTTGATCGCGCCGAAAAGACGGCGGGCCAGCATCTGGTTCGCGTTCGGGTCGATGTCGGAAAAGATGTTGCCGGTACGGCGGGCCGCCTTGCCCCATGCCGCACGCGTCTTCATCGCATCCGACACGGTCGCCGCCTTCGCAGCGGGCGTGGGCGGAGTCGGCAGGCGCGCAGGTTGACCTGAAGGCAGGACGATAGGCGACGCAGACTGACCGGACTGCGCTTCGGTGAGCTGATCCAGGAGGCCGCGCGCCTGACTGGCGATCTTCTTCGCATCGCCGGCGGGCACGTTTTTGTTTTCCTCGATGATCTTCTGCAGTTCGTCTGTGACGTTCTGGTATTTGATCACCGGCTTGTTGCCGGCGAGCGAGCGGACCTTGCCATAGTCGACGGATGCCTGCTTGTCACGCTGTGCAGCGATCTTGCCAACGGTATCGACGTAGGCAGACCGCAGCCGGTTACCGATCGCCTCCGGATCCGCAACGCTTTGCGTGCTCAACTGGTCCGCGAGTTGATTCACCCGCGCGGCGCCGGCCGCGACCTGTTTGGCCTCGTCGACCTGCGCGGTGCCCTTCGACGGGAAAAGCTCGCGCAGCCGGTTCTCCAGGAACTGAAGCGACGAACTCCCGGTTTCCTGCCCGAGCGTGAGAGGAATGCCCGACGACTCCGCTGCGCGCGCGGCTTCGGACTGCGGCGGCCGCGCGATCTGACTCGGACGGGTAGTCGCGAGACCACCAACGCCGCCGCCTAGTAACGTACCTGCAAGACGCCCCGGCGCGCCGCCGATGTCCTGTCCTGCCTGACCACCCAGCGCGCCGCCAATCTGCGGGAGAACACGGCCAAGCACGCCTTCACCAGCACCCGGTAGCGCAGCGGCGGGCAACGCCTGCAGAGCGGCCGCGCCATATCGCTGCGCTGTTGTACGCGGCTCGGCGGATTGCCCGATGATGCCGAGCTTCTTCATCGCGGCCTGAAGCGCATCGTCACCGACGGGTAGCTTGTCCGCTGTTTTCGGCAACGCCGACACGGGCTTCTGTTTGCCGGACATGCCGCCGGTCACCATGTCGAGCGCCTTATCGAATGCCTTCGCAGGCAGATCGATGAGGCTCTGCGCCTTCTCCGCAACCGGCCCGACCGCCCCCGCCACGCCCTTCGCCAGGTTTCCACCGACAAAGCCGGTCATGCTCTGCGGCGATTGATCTGCTGCAGGCTTTGCAGCAGGCGCAGGAGCGCCGCCCGGCGTTGGAGATGAAGTGCCAGCACCAGGCGATCCGATACGCTGCTGCAGGATCGCAAAGGCCTGTTCTTTAGTCGCGCCATCGGGACCCTCCACGTCGTAGTTCTTCCCGTCCGGCGATGTGAACGTGAACTTGGGCATCAGTGCTCCGTGACAGACCATCCGTTCGGCAGACCACCGGCCGGCGGTGGCGGATTGGCCATCGGCGCCTTGCGTGTCACTGCCTCGCGGAACTCACTGCGCACTTGCCCCGGCGACTGCTGGGCGGCCGCCATCTCGCGCTTCATCATCGACACCACCGAAGCGTATTGCTCCGGCGTCTGCGCGGTATTCAGCATCTCGCGCGCATGCTCCTTATCGCTCACCGTCGGCGTGCCGCTCGGCGACACTGCGCGCGCGTATGCGTTGATCAGGGAATTCGTCGCGGCACCGAAAGCAACGATCTTCGGGTCCCCGGTGTTCGTCTGGTATGCATTTAGCGCCTTGTTCGCCGGCACAAACTGGCTACGCGGTACAGCCTTCGACGCCTCCTGCGCGATGTCGGCGAACTGGCTCGCTTCGTTGACGGCCATGCCGGCCTGCGCGGTTCTCGTGCCTAGTGCGCGCTCGCCAGACTTGACGCCCTCGAATTCCGCCACCGACGCGGCGAGATCCCGACCTGTCAAGCCCTGCTCCTGCGCCTGCTTGCGCACCTCATTGCGCAACGCGACGAGATTCTTTGAACCCTGCGCTCCGCGCCCAAGATTCTGCAATACGGTCCGATCGCCGGCCATATACTGCTGGGCCATGAAACTGAGATCGTCCTTATCCAGCGCAGCATTGGGATCGCCTTGCAAGCGACTGTTCAGCGACTCGCGGCGGATTTGTAGCATCTGTTGCTGGATACCGAGCGAGTCCTGGTGAGCCTGCTCGCGATCGGCGCGATTGGCTGAGTTATCTTCCGCGCGCTGGCGCAGCGAGTCGTAGCGCTCCTGCAGCTGCGCGAGTTGCAGCTGATGCTGGAATTGCTGCTGCAACTGCGCGGCCTGGCTCTTCGCCTGCGAGTCCAGAATCGGCGTGAGCTGCGAGAGTCCCGCCATCAGATCCGCGCCACTCAGCCCCTGATCCTGAAGCACCTTGACCGCACTTTCGAGCGTCAGTGGACCTTGCGCGGGCTGCTGCGAACCGGGCGAAGCCGTCGGCGGCGCCGGAATCGATGCCGGAGACGCCGCTTGTGTCGGCGATGCGCTGGTCGGCAGCGGGCGGAAAGGCGGCAGACCGCGCGCCGGCATTCCACCGCCAGCACCACCGGCCGGCAACGGAGGCCGACTCATCTGGCCAGGAACCGGTCCAGACGGCAGCGGCACGCCTCCCTGCGGCGCCTGCATGCCCTGCGGTGCAGGTTGCATACCTTGAGGCTGCTGCATCGGTTGCGACGCCTGACCGGGCGGCGGCGGAAGTTGCGGCTGCTGCTGTCCAGCGAGCAACTGCGGCAGCGCATTGCCCGCCGCAGCGAGCGCGGCCTGCTGACGCTGACGGTCCTGCTGGGCCTGCTGGAACTGTGCCATCTGAATCTGCGCATACTGGCGCTGCATGGCCTGCTGCTGAGCCTGCTCCTGGTATTGCAGAAAATACGGGAGTCCTGAGAGTCCGGCCATGATTCACCTCATTGCAGCGTGAAGCCGTACGAATTCCCGCCACCGCTGTAGTACGGGCTGCTGTTGAACGCGCCGCTGAAATCGCCACTACCAAAGGATCCGGTCGTGCCGTTGAAAAAGTTGCCAAAGCCACCCGCGTTCTGCACGGCATTTCCCACGCCGGTAATTCCCTGGGAGACCGCGCTACCGAGCGCACCCGCACCCTGCGACTGCGCCTGGAACGGTACGCTCTGCGCGCCCTGGCCGTAGTTCATATAGGGGATGGTCTGACCCATGATCCCCTCGGCCGGCCCGTAAACGTTCTGGTTCAGGAACGAGCCATACGTGTTCGCCAGGTTTCCCGGAGTTGCAGCGATAGTCTGCGCGGTCTGATATGGCAGTGCACCGGATTGCAGCTGATACCCTGGAACAGACGCTGCCTGCTGGTCCGCCAGTTGCCCGTAGTTCCCGGCGGTGTTCGCCGCGCCGGTATAGGCAGACAGACCCTGCGCTGCGCGCGAGAGCTGATTGTTCTGCCAATCGATATTGAAGTTGGACATCGCCTGGTTCGCAACGCCCGCCCCGGCCGCCGACGAGCCGAGGCCATACATCGAATTGGTCGCGCCGGTCTGATCCTGAAGCTGCTGAGCCGTGCGGTTATAAAGCGCGTTTTGCGGATCGAGGCCCATGTTGTAGACCTGCTGTCCGGCGCCGAGCAGCGACTGCTGCGTTCCGTAGTTTCCGTACGCCTGCTGTTCCATCAAACCAGCGAGGTTGCCGTAGTTCGACGCGGCGCCGTTGGCGGCGGCCTGGTACGCAGGGCCGTACTGATTACTCGCATCGACGCCGCCTTGCAGCGATCCCAGCGCATACTGGTTCAGGTTGTTTGCGCCATAAACGCCGTTGATCCCTGACAGCAGGCTTTGCCAGGTCTGATCAGCCGTGCCGAGGCCGGTCGGAACGTAATAGTTCGCGCCACCGCTGCCAGAGCCCCCAGACGTCGAAGGGGACATGGCGCTCGACACCGCGGCACCGGCTACCGATGCTCCGACCGCTCCAACGATTCCCCACGGCATGGCTTACCCCTTCATCAATGTTTCGGCGTCGGCCACGCTTTCTGCATGGATGCACAGCCAGGTCAGGTCCGTCAGAGCCTGGATACGATGCACGCGGCCCGCCTTTACTTCGAGCATGCACGGCCCGTCGAGCACGCTCAGTTCACCGTCCACGTCGAGCAGCGCGCGACCTTGCGCGAGGTAGCTCAGATGGTCGTAGTCGTGAACGTGCTTCTGCACCTCTTCACCCGCATGCAGTGTCTGCTCGCGCGCGTACACGCCTCCGGCCGAGAAGTGGTGTTTGATCATTTCTCGCACCGGATCGACACAATCAGCGTGATGCGATCGTCGTCGCCTTCATTGACGACCTCATGCTCTTTCGTGTTGTCGAAATACCAGACGTCACCAGGAGCCATTGAAACCACCTCGTCCTCGACGCGATTCCAGCACTTCGGATTCGACTGCAGCGGCACGTACAGCTTTGTGTTGAAATGCCGGACATGCCAGCTATCATCCGCATGCGGAAGCACTCGCTTGCCGGCGGGGATCTTCGTGATCAGCACACCGCCCAGACGCGTGCCTTCCACGCGAGCCATGAGCCCGAACACTATCGGCCGCAATTGCGGCAATGCATACCACTCCGGATAGAAGATCGCGTCATGCGGATCATTGAAGCCGGTGAAGTCACCCGCGGCCTTGTACGGCTTGACATCGTTGTAGCGAAGCCAGATGTCCGACACATCAGCGTGCGGGTTGCCGTCGCCTTCCGTACGCACGGTGTGGCGGTTCCATAGACCCGGCTGGCGGGCAATGGCGAGCAACGTTGGAGCGGTGTCGATCCCGGCACCGATTTTCACGAGATTCCTCATGCTGCTCCCTTGATCCGTTCGGCGACGTGCAGGCCGCCCAGCCCGAGCATTCCGAGCGTGAGCGTCGAAAGCTCGCTCAGGTCCATCGGCGGCAGGTTGAGCGGATGGCCCATGATCTGGGCGACGGCGTTCGTCAGCGGCTGCAACACAAAATTCCACGCGTAGCCGGAGACGCACACCCAACCCATACCGCCGCGCCAGTGCTGAAGCGGATCGGTGCTCTGCGCTTCGGACTGGTTGATCTGCATCTGTCCGGTGATCTGCGCGAGTTCACCCGTCTGCTGCAATTGCAGGAGCTGGAGTTTCGCGGCCGCAGCCTGAGTAGGGTCCGGCCAGATCCGATCGATAACGTCGCCGACCACGTTAGTGACAGCGGTAATGGGGTCGAGCGCAGCCATCACGCAGCTCCTTTCAGAAGGTTGTTCGCGATCCGGTTGGCCCAGCCATGACCGAACGCTGGCCACGTGGACAGATCACCGAGGTATCGCAGGCGGTAGGCAAGGAAGCGCATCACGATCTGGCGAGGGTCAACCGCATTCACTGCTGCGATCGTCACGGGTCCGATATTGCCGTCGACCTTCACACCGGCGGCCGTCTGAAGCCAGGTTACGGGCCTCCCGCCGTTGTATGCGGCGTCGAAGACCTCAAACGCAACGCGCGAATCGAACTGGTCGCAGTAGTAAGGATTCCAGTAGACCATCTTCGCGATCTGCTTCGCCGTGCTTTGCGGGAGCATGCGCATCTCGCCCGCGTACCCGTTCGCACGCGCCACGCGGGCAGTGATTCCCCACATGGTCTCGCCGCCCGGATCGGCGGGGTTGTTCGAATAGCCGCCTTCATTGCCCATGAGAGCAACGAAGGCGTCGTCGAACGAGCTCACAGCTTTCCGACCGCCGTCATAATCTCGGTCACCTTGTCGGCGGTAGCCTTCGCCGCGTCTTCGATGATCGACGTCACCGTGCTCTCGATCGACGAGAGCGACTGCGCCTTGCCATGCAAATCGACAAGTGCTGCCAGCTTCTCGGGGATCGACCGCGCGTCGGCGACGATCGCGTTAAATTCCGTTTCGATTCCAGTCCAGATGCTCATGACCTTCTCCTAGAAAAACTTCTTGAAGCCGCCGCCGGCGCCATACGCCGCCGTCGCAATCAGCGCGTACAGGATCGCTTTCCACACGATCGCCAGCACGCCTCGACCGACATTCAGTTGAAAACGCTGTGTAATGCCGACCTCAATCTGCGCGGCGATCGCCCTTACATCGGCCTCTGTCAAAGTGCGGTTATCGTCCATTTGTTTCCCCGTCTGGCAAAGATTTGGTCTCGGTGCGGTCCACCTGTCGCTGTGCTGACCGGACCGCGCTATTCAGAATGTCCTGGCGGGACACGATCTCGTTACGCGTCGATTCGACCGCCGCCTGCACGCCCCGCGTATGACGCGCCGTCTCAATCAGCAGAATCGGAAGCCATGAGATGGAGCAGCCGAACTCGTCGACGGGCAGACCGGTGTTCGGGTTCGTGCCGAGCAGGTGAGTCCAGAACGTGCAGCCCGATTCGATACAGGGCTTTTTGATGAGCGGGCACTTTTTCATGATTTTTGCGCGATGACCATGACCACATAGTTGTAATTCGTCGTGAGCTGATGCGAGTGTGGCTGGTTGCCACCAGTCCCCCCGTCAGTGGTTATGTTGAAAGGAGAAGAACTGGTTGCAGTGGTAAAAAACCCCGGATTCCCGGAGCTGTTGTACTGCCCACTCGCACCCGGAAGGACGTGCGTATGTGGCGGAATCTCCGATGCTGCGAGCGTGTGACCGGCCGTCGAGACACTGCCGGTAAGAAGCGCGCCGAAGTTTTGCTGACCGCTCTGTACGAAGCCACCGGCAGAAGAAATGAGGCATGCGTGATTGCCGATCGTCGTGTCGCTCACCCAGCCGGTCGGAGCCGCTGCCTGGTGAAACGCCATCCGGGTGCCCGACGGCGCATCGAGCGTCCCAGCCGCAGAATATGAACCCGCCGGCTGTGCGTTCGCATTGACGGCGTTCACGATGAAGTTCAGGTCGGTCATGACCTGCGAAGCGTCGGCCGTGTTTCCGTTCGCCAAAGTGACTGGTAGAGCTCCGATGATCGACATGTTTTACCCCTGATTCGTATATCCGGTGTCCGCATACCGCGCGTAGAAGGTGCCGATCTGGACGCCCTCTGCGGACGTCACCATCACATCGAGCGCCATCTTCTGGAACACGAGAGCGGACGTCCACGGGATGCTGTACACGTGAGGAATGCTGAAGCTCGATGCCCAACTCGCCGCGCCCCAGAGAAAACTGCCCCAAAGAGAGCCAACGGGCGGCGTCTGTACAAAGGTCGAGCCCAGCGTGTTGTTCTGGTCGTCGTACGCCGTGATGTTGTACGTCGTGGAGAGTCCGGACGAGGACAGCTCGATCGTCGACTCCACAACCTGAACTTCCGCCATGTGGTTCGTCTTCGGGAACGTCGAGGAGCGCAGATGACTGGTTAGATTCGTGCCGGCGTCATTGAACGCGCTGTTCGAATTCGGAATGGTCGAGCTGACGAACAGAGCCGCTCCTGACGCGGCGCCAGAAATGACAAACTGATTGCCGTACTGCACGGCGCAGTCGTAGGGAAACGAGTGCGGGCCGGTCCAGCGTTTGCGCCGGATGTCGTACCAGTAGTCGTTCGTCTGCGCCTGCCCCTGGACCAGCGTCGGCACGCACACGCGATAGATGTTGCCCGAGAACGATGCTGAAATCCGCGAGGCCTGCGTGGTGTTCTGGAACGGCACCTGAAGATCGGCGGGGAAGTCTGTCCCCGGCCGGCTCGACAGAGGCACGAGCGTGCCCAGGAAGTTCAGGATGTAAGGTGCGTCCTGCCCTGCGAAGAAAATCCCGAACGGCCCCTGCACGATGCTGCGTGGCGCAATGCATCCGGTCGTCAGCGTGATGTAGTTTTCGGACAGATTGCTCGTCGCAGGGTCGCCTGTGATCTGCCAGATCTGCGACTGCTTGAACACCACCAGCGCGCCGATCACGCCGGCAGAGGTCGTCTGGATCGGCAGACCGGACTGGGCGATGACCGGCGTCGTATCGCCCACCGTCACGGACTGCGACGCGTTCGTGCGCGTGGTCGGCACCAGCACATCGCTGAACTGCAGCGTGTTACCGACTGCAAACCATGCACGATTGTTGAAGTTCGCCACCGACGTCGGCACGCCTGTCAGAGCGTTTGTGGCGAGGTTCGACGACGACCACACGGGCGCGGCCGGATTGGTGATGTCGATCACGCCGAAGAAGTTGCTGCCCGTTCCGTTGAAGCCCGGATGCGTCACGAGAATCTTTGTACTCACGACGGCCATTGTCGGCGGGGTCCACGCGCCGCTCGTCGCCGGAGACGTCGGCGTATTCGCGGACGTCACGCCGGAAATCGTGATGAACGTGTTCGTCAGGATGTTGTACGCGAACGGCTCATCCTTGCCCGCATTGCGGCCACTCGACACCATGCCGTAAGCGACCACACCGATGACGATGTAGACCGAGACGAAAGTCGGAGTGGTGAAACTGGAGAACGTGGTGGCGGCCGCGCCAACGCCCGGCCGGGAGACCACCAGCTCAGGATTGGCCTGATCGAAAACAAGATTCGTCAGAAGCTGGCATGCGCCCGGAAAAGCCTGACTGGAATCGAATGCGTCACAGAGGCCTTTGGGCGTGAACTGCACCGGCTTGCCGTTTCGGATCGCCATGGCAGCCCCTAGTCGGTGATCTTCGTCGGCTTCAGCGTCCGGTTCGAATGGAAGCGCCGCGGGTCGAGACGCACCGACTTGACGACAGCCTGCTCATCTCCCTCCATGATCAGGTGTGTGCGCAGCATGGCTTCGCATTGCGCGCGCCACGACTCCTGACGGGTATCGTCCGTCTCTCCCATCAACTCCACGGCCGTCGCCTTGATCAGGTAGTTCTGATCGGGGAACCACGGAATCACCGTCGACGTCTCCGGCGCGGTGATATCCGGCTGCTTCACCATGTAGCGGTGCGTCAGCACGATCTGCCCTGAAGACTGCGGGTAAATATAAAGACTGCCCGCCGAGCCCGCCGCCTGCGCACTCGTCTCGTCGAGAAGAATCGTCATGTACTCGTACGGATAGTTCGCAATCGATGGGTCTTTGAATTCCTGGTCCCATTCCTCGGTCGAGATCGGATTCAGGAAGTACGGAAGGTTGTTCTGCTGGAAGAACAGGTCATATGTGCGCAGGTAGTTCAACGGCAGCGTGAACGGGCCGTAGTTATTTGCCTGCACCGTCACGAATTCGGTGATCCGGTTGATCTTCAGGTCACGATGCAGCCAAAGGTCCTCCAGGACCATATTCAGATAGATGCCGCCCTGCTGGATAAAGCCAGGGCATTTTGCGATCGCGCAGGCGCGCGCAACGATCTGACTGGCCTGGAGGTAGGCCATCTCATACCCCGGCGCGAGCGTCGGCGATCTTCTGGGTCGCCTTCAGGAGTTCCCGTTCGATGCCATCGAGTTGCGCCGGGTAGGTCTTCAGGTTCGCCTGCTCCTGGCTCGTCAGGCTCTTCGCTCCTGCCTTGCCTGCTGCCTTCGCATTGCTGCGTTCGAGCAGATCCGCGTATGCCTTCGCGATGTCGTCCCGCGCTTTCGAGTATTGCTCGATATGCGCCTCGATAACCGGGATCTCGAGCATGCGTTGCTGGCGCTGCAGGGACTCGCGTACGAGGTCCATTCGCGCATCCAGCGAATCCTTGTCCTCGCCATCGAGCAGATAACCGCTCGCCGACAGTTGTGCCTGATTCGGAGCAGGAAGCGTGATCGAGAAATTGCCGATCACGGTTGCAGGTACAGCCGTAACTTCCGGAGAGGCCGACGTTTTTTCCGACATGGTTTGTCCTGAGAGTTGAAGAGAGATTACTGGCGAGCCCACGAAGGCACCGCCCCAGCACCGAGCACCTTGTTCTGCGCCTTGCGGTACGGATTGAAGGCGTGCCCGTTGATGTCGTTTTCGTGAACCCACGTGCGCGCAACCATTTCCTTGATCGTGCGCAGCGTGTCCGTATCGAACTTGTACGTCTCGCCGTGCAGGTACGGTTTGCCGTTGATGCGCAGATCCGTTCCACCGCACGGCGCGAGATCTACCCGGTACCACCACAGTTCTTTGCCGTCTTCAGACTTGCCGGCAAATCGCTCAACGACCGAGGTCGTAAGCAGCGACGACTGGGCCTGAGCGGAAAGACGGGCTGATTCTTCCTCTGCCACGTCTTTCGCTGCGCTCAACTTTTCGTTGTCGGCCTCGAGCGCCTTGATGCGCGCACGGAGCGCCTCGATCGATTCCTCGGGAGCCGCTCCGGTTCCCTGAGACGCCGCTTGAGACGAATCCATAACATCGGCCTCTGTCATTTCCGGAGCCTGTGTCTTGCCCGGCTCCTGCGTATTGCGTGCGACCATCAGCTACTCCTTACGGGGTCGTGATCGTGCCGCCCTGATAGCCCGGCGAGAATGCAGAACTGCATTCGACGCGAGCCAGGAAGGCCGTGTTGAGAAGGATCGAACCGTAAAAAACTTTCCACGACACGACGCGCGTCTGATTCAGCGGGTCCGACTTGTCGGCACCGGTCAGGTAGTGGAACTCGGGGTTTTCGAGCAGCACCTGACCGTAGCTGTGGTTGCCGATGAAGATCACCGGGAACACCGACACGCCGTTAGCGGGCGCGGCCGGCGGCGTCTGCGTGACACCGACACCCGTCAGCGTGACCGTCTGGCCCGGCTGCAACTGCGTGGCCTGACCGGCGAGGACGCCCGTCACCGGGACACCGTTACCGATCGCGGTGGCAAGATTCGACGGGCTGTTGGTCGTGCCGATATACACGTTGAAGACGTAGTTCGGGAACGACGGCAGCGTGACCGCAATCGAGCCGGTGGGGCCGGTGACGTTGAGCGAGGCCGATACCTGATAGATCGTCTGCTCGACGGAGGTCAGGGCCGGCGCGGCGGTGACCTGGATATAGTACGTGCCGGTGGCGAGCTGCCCGCCGGATGTCGACGCCGCACCGTTGATCTGCGCGGCACCGGTCCAGTACGGCATCATGTTCGTTTCGACGTAGCGGATACCGCCGAAATCGCCAAGCTCGTTGTTATAGAGACGGTTCACGTCGCTATATGCCCAAGCCTGCTGGACCGACGAATTCTCGCGCATGTCCTGCGCCGAGAACGGACTGATCAGGGCGACATAGTGCTGCTTGACTGCGGGCGACTTCGACGGATCGCGATAGGCGCCCGCCTCGATCATCATGTCTTCGCGCTCATCGCCGTTGAAACGCGGCACGCCGTAAGCCGACATCGACGCGAACAGGCGGTTCGATTCGTGCGGAGACATGACGTCGGCCACGACCAGTGCCGCGCGGTTCGCAACGCCCCCTGCATAGTTGACCTGCGGCGCCGAGAGCAACGTGTTGAGCGTATTGCGCTCGAGCGTTTCCGGCATCTGCAGCGCAACCAGTTCGCAAGCCTGCTGGAAGAGCGGATGCTTGATGGTCAGGTTTGCGACATCGGTGATGATCACGCGATCGCCCCATTGCTGGGCGGTGGCGCTCACCTGTTGCAGGGTCATCGATTCGCCCGGAGGCGCGACGCCTTCCTGAAGCGGCGCGTAAGGCAGCGGCAGGCGCTGGTAGCGCGACGCGGTATAGGTCGTGCCGCGGTTCGAGTCGAGCTTCAGCGGCTTGCCGAACTGGTAGGCGACGAGTTGACGCCGCGCGAGCGGTTCAACTTCTTCCTGGATGTACGCTTCGACGTCGGCAGTAAAGCTCGACGAGTTGTTCGTCACACCCGGGAGCAGGAAGCCCAGCAGAAGGGCCGTGATTTTGGTCAACATGGATTTCCCCTTGCTGGTCAGATATTGAGGTTTTCCAGCCGCGCGGCGCGCTTCTGGTGTTCGGTCGATCCCCGCCCGGACTGGACATTGGAACGAACAGCCGGCGTGCGGCCGCGCGGCACATCTGCGGCCGGCGTCTTCGCCTTGGCTTTCGGCTTGAGCTTGCCGTCGGCAATGTCCTTGCCGAGCATGTGGTAGTAGATCGCCTCGCGCGAAGCGTTGCGACCGTGCCGGCGCTCTTCGGCGAGTGCAGCTTCCACCCTGTCGCGATAGCGCGCGCGGTGCGGATCGGCGGCGACCTTCGATTCGAACGTCGTCCGGTCATTCAGATCCTGCGCCTGAAACAGCGCCGCATTGGCCGCGCGTTGGCTATCACGCAGCACGCGATTCGAATTGATCTGCCAGCGCTCGGTTTCACTCAGGTCCGCAGCGCGAAGGCGCTCTTCCTCGCGCTGGAATTCGACATCGACCGGCGCCGTCGGAGCGCCGGTGCCGCGCATGCGCTCTTCGGCAAGACGCCGTGCTTCTGACATCGAAGCTTCGATTCTCTCGAGGCGGTCATCGGTAGTGCGCTTCGGCGCGGCGCGTGGCGTGGGTTCGACGAAATCGAAGTCGATGTCTTCGTCATCGGTTCCGCTTCCCGCCGGATCGATCGGGTCGACCGGGTCATCTGCCGGGTCAACCGGATCGACAGGGTCTGCTGCCGGATCATCAACACCAGGAAGCAGAAGACCAAGAAGCAATTTCAGGAGCTTGCTCATGTTGACCTTTACGATTGGGTTCCGGTGCCGACCGACTGTATCGTCGCGGTCGTCGCGCTGGTGATGGTGATGATGAAATCGCGCCACGTGTTTTGCGCCATCGACATGGTCCCGGCCAGTGTCCAGCCGGTGTTCGTCGTCGTCGTCCACGCAAAAGCACCTGACGAACTGTTGATGACACGTAGCTGGAAGCTCAGGCCGACCGGGTTGTTCTGGACAACGCTGGGCAACGCGGCGATGAGCGCGGCGACCGTCGGGAGCTGCATGTTCGCAGCGGCCCCGAGTGTGCCGGTGAGATTCAGGAAGTTCTGCGCAGCCCCGGAGATCTGCTGGGGCGCGGCGGTGAAACCGGTCGTGTTGGTTGCTGCGTTGTAACCGGTTTCCTGGAATGGATTCATTCCGAGGATCGCATTCACCAGCCCGATCTGGTCGGGCAATGCTCCGTTGTCGGGAACGTTCGGCGTATTACCCGCGCCGATTTCCGGGAAGAGAAAGCCAAGCAGTTTGGCCAGAATCGTTTTGCGCACGGTGATCTCCTGATCAGGGTTGCGCAAACGGTACGTTTATTTCCCGGACTGCTCAAACAGTCGATGACGGTTGTGGCGGTTCGCCAAATGTGCCGTTCGAATAGGTGGACCCGATTCCCGCATATACACCGTCCGGAATCTGCACGGCTGTCTGCCCGTTCGGCGGTTGCCAGTCGGAGTGACCGTCCCACACGATCACGTTGACGACGACACCATTTTCGATGAGTGCGTAGTTCATCACGAGAACTCATAGACGATTACCAGACCGGCAGTCCCATTTCCACCCGGCTGTGCGGTAGAGGAAATGTTGTTGGATGCACCACCGCCGCCCGCACCGTTTCCGCTGGCTGTGTTTGCCGAACCGCTGGTAGCCTGTCCGCCGCCGCCATAAATGCTACTGGCGCCCGCTCCGCTAATTGCTCCGCCGGTGTTGTAGACGCTAAGACCGAACGTACTGGCGTTACCCCTGGACAGAAAAATCTGCGTCGCCGTTGTGGTCGCGACTAAGCCGCCTGCCGCAGTACCCGCCAGCACTTGCGCATTCGTCAAAGTCTGCGCACTGCCGGCAGGACCGCCACCACCACCCGGGCATACGAGCCATGTCCCGATGCTGGTTTGACCACCCGCCGAGCCGGCATTGGCGCCAGCTGTGCCGCCACCGCCGGCGGCGCCGATCGTCACCGTTTGAGATGAGAGCGAAGTGACCCGCACACGGCCATATGCGCCAGACCCGCCGCCGCCACTTACAGCAACCTGCGTCGAAGATGTTGCACCAACACCACCGCCGCCACCGCCGCCACCCACGCACTCCACAATCGCCGAAGTCGCGCCGCTGGTGGGTGTGTATGTGCCACTGGCGGTGAATACCTGAACGTTAAGAAGTCGGCCGCTGCCGGCTGCCGCCTGAACGAACGCAGTCGTCGCGATTTGCGTGGTATTGGTGCCAACTGTTGCAGTGGGTGCCGTAGGTGTTCCGGTTGCATTCAGGTTGTTGACCGTTGGATTCGTACCGAATACCAGCGACCCGCTGCCCGTTTCGTCGGAGATGATGCTGGCAAGTTGCGCGGACGTCGTCGTAGAGAATTGCGCAAGCGTGCCACTCGTCACGGCAAGCCCGAGCGTCGCGGCGCTCTGGAACGAAGGATCGGCGCCCGTGCCGGTTGACGCCAACAGCGTGCCGCTTGCGCCGGGCGCGACAAACCCCACCGCCGACGAACCCTCGCCGATGAGCACGTTGTGCGCACTGAGCGCGTTCTGTCCGGTGCCCCCGCTTGTCACCGCGAGCGGCACGCTGAGAGACGCGGTAACGCCCGCGATCGTGCCGCCGGTAATGGTCACATTCGAGGCGTTCTGGTTCGCCATCGTGCCAGCGGTAACGCCATTGACCTTCGAAACCGTTGGATTCGGATAGGAGCCGGACAGATCTCCGCCCGCCGGACCAGTCGGATCACTCGCGACGCTGTTCAGCGCGCTCGTCACCTGGTTGGCAAGCGCGTTAAAGCCCGCCTGAATCTGTTCCGGCGGCACGTCTTTGCCTTCAGCACGCACCTGCGGCGGGATGATGCGGAATGCGTCAGCCATCGAGTGCCTCCAGACGTTGCCGTGCATTCGGATAGATCGGGCTCGACGTTTGCGGAAACCGCAGCAGGAAGCGACGCAGGCCAACACCGTGGCCGAGCGCGACCGCGTGCGCATCGGCGGCGAATTCCTGTCGACGGCACTGCTCGAACACCCACGTCGGGCGGAACAGGATCTGAAGCGAGAGCACCCACCATAGACGGCGCAGCGGGTCGCCATTGCGCAGGTGCCCCTGTTCGTGCGCAAGCACGGCGGATTTTTCTTCATCGGTGAGGCGCGTGAAGAATGCTCCGGTCTGGATGGTGCCCCACGGCGTGCATCGGGCAACGTAGCGTTTCATCGCGGCCCCGCGTCAGGAGAGGCAAGCTGATCCGGATGAATCATGCCGGCCGGTCCCTGCGGCCGAGGCTGCCCCGGCTGCGCACCCGGGCGCGGCGTACCGGCAACGCCAGGTGCCGCGCCGCCGGGCACACCGGGCTGACCTTGCGGCTTCGGCTGCTGCGCCTGAAGTTTGGCTTGCATGGCCTGCTGGTGCTGCTGGATGTGCGCGCGGAACAGCCCTGCCTGATCGCCGGTGAGCTGCGCGGCACGCAAATGCGAGGCGAGGTGCGCGCGGTCGTCGTCGGCCTGATGCACCTCGGCAGCCAGGCCGTTGTGCATCATCAGGTTCTCGTCATCAGGCTCAAGGTGGAACATGTTGCGCTCGTCGATCAGGATCCGCGGCGCAACTTCAGGGCCGAAAATCTGCTCGGTGCCGAATTCAAGGATCGGCCCGATATTCAGACGCCGGCCGTCGAGTTGCTGCGGCGGGATGCCGCGCAAGACGTTCATCCACGCGATCATCTGCTGCATGCGCTGCAGGTTCTGCTGGTAGGACGTACCGCACCAGCGGAAGAAATAGCGCTCACCGAAGGCCTGAGGCGGAATGACCTGCAGGTTCGCGCGCGCGCCGACTTCGCCGAGTACTTCGACGGTCAACTCCTCCGTGCGGAACTGACGGTCGAGCTCGAACATCCATTCGAGAAGCGGATTGAGCATGACTTCCTCATACCGCTTCGCGTTGTCGATGATGTTCGATTCCTGCGCCTGCGCCTGGGCAGCCATCTGCGCCTGATTCTTCCGGCCTTGCGGCGCCTTGCCGAGCATGGCGTCATTGACGTCCATCGACTCGTTGATCTGCCCTTTCAGGTTCTCGCAGAGCGGAATCGCATCCTTGTAGATCGCCGGGAAATTCGCGAACTTCGTCTTGTTCGGATCGGTCAGCCAGACGGCCGCGAGGCCCACCACCATCGATTGATAGTTCGGGTTCGAGAGCGGGTCGACCATCGTGATCGGCAGCAGACTGTATTGCGCCGAATCCTGGCCCATATTCCAGAAGTCATTCAGGTTCCACTGCAGGAACTTGACGGGTTCGATCTTGGAGATGCCGAAGAATGATCCGGTGATGCGCTCGATCGGCGCTGACAGGATCGGGCGTTTTCCAGACCAAAATGGGTTGCGGATAATGCCAAGAATCTCGTCCTGACCTGCGAAATAGACGTAGCAGGGCTCGCGTCCATTTCCGAGGTCGAGGTTGGTGTGCGTTTCATAGATCAGCGCGTATTTGAACGTGCCTTCAGTGCGGACACCGGCGTCACCGGTGCGGCGCTTGGGCGGGACGTACTTCTCCCGGCCGCCATCTGGTTTGGCCAGATTGTCGACCAGTTCCTTCGCCGAGTGCCCGAGGAAAATACCCTCGTCGACGAACTGCTGAACCGCCTCCCGGTCGAGCCGCAGCCGGATCGTCGTGGCGGTGGCTTTCTCAATGCTGTTGCAGGTCGGCGGCAGGACGGCGAGATCTTCCGTCGCGAAGGGTACGATGTCCGGACCCTCGGTCGTCACGTCCTTGGTTTCGGTCTCCCATGACCACTCTTCGTCATCGGCCGCGACGTCCTGAACCTCGACGCCGAGTTCGCTGTTTTCAAGGATCGGTGGTTTCCTGATGAGCTCGCGCACACGCCGCTGCGTCTTTGACCAGTCGATGTACAGATTCCACTGTCCAGTCACATCGCCCGCGATCAGGTCGGCGCGCACCGCGTCTTTCACATCCGCCGAGCGGATGTAATGTTCGAGCAGGCTGATCTGCGAGAACGGGATATTGCCGTCAGGGCCGGTGGCGCCCACGTGCTTGTGATTGACGGGGAACAGCTGCGCGAGCGTGCGCTTCATGCGTGCATTGACCGCGTTACGCACCGCCGGAATGTAGCACTGGGAATTTCCGGAGTACTGGGCGTTTTCGTCAGGCTGGGCGTTGTAGATCGCCCAGTATTCCTGGCAGCGGTCCATCTGCTCCTGCTTGTTCTCGTAGCACTTCGCGATCTTTGGGTAGAGTTTCGCCGCCTCGATGTAGGCGTCAGAGTCGGGCTTGTCGGCCCAGTTCTCTATCTCTTCACCCGTTTTCTCAGCGTCGAGAGCCCGCGAATCGAGTGTCTCGACTGCGGGCTTGTCATCCTTCTTTTTCTCTTTTTTCGCGCGCGCCATAGGTCAGCCAATTACCTTGCCGCGAAGCCGGCGCTCGACCGAAGTCCCGGTGTTCCGGTCTTTCGGCACACGCTTGGGCCGATCATCGACATTCGACTTGTACGGCGACTTGCCGAAGAACTCGTTGACGTCGCGCGACACCGAGCGCGTGCCCTTAAACTCACGGGGCTTTTTCATTGGAACCACCTTCGGGTGCTTTGTCAGCAGGCGCCGGCGCTTCCGCCGGGACGTTCTCGATGGTCGAGTACTTGCGCTCAAAGACGTCTTTCGGATTGAAATACACGTAGCCGTCTTCCTGGGTGACCACGTAGTCGCCTTCGATCGGCTCATAACGCGCGATTCGGGCATCGTCGAGAAAGAGACGGATATCGGTACCGTCCGACAACTCGAAAATGCACCCGTCGTGCACGCGGGCATCGTGCGCAGCGAAGCTCTTCAGCACGCGCGTGATCTGTTGGGCGTGCACCTTGACAGGGTTGGCGATGTGCGTGAATTCCACGATCACAGCCCCTTGCGGCCCATCTTCTCGCGCATGGGGCCGCCCTTCAGGCGCTCGCCCACCTTCTCGGGCTTGCCATAGGCGCCGCCCTGCTGCTTCGATTGATAGAAATCCGTCGGCTTCTGCGTGGGGGCCTTCGGGGAAATCTTGCGGTCGATTGCCATGTTCATCTCCGTGGCAGGGTTGTGACGTACGAAGCGCCCTGCGGGTTGACGGCCATATGGATGCCTTCCGGCAGGGCCGTATCCCGTTGCGAGCTAAGCGCCTGAACCGCGGATTCCAGCCCTTCGATCAGGGTTCTGTGCGGTCCAGTCTCGGGGACATTACCTTTATTTCCCGCGCGGTCGATTGGAAAGTTGTATCCACCAGCGAGCGCATTGAGCGTGTGCTTCGCGCTTTCCTGATCTACCTGGAAGAGGCGCCGCGCCTTTGCCTCCGTGCGGATCAGCGGCGACAGCGCGCCCCGGGCGACGTTCAGATACTCGCCTCGCATCGGGTAGAGATTGACCGCGCGCAGCGCCGCGACAACCGGCATGCGGTCGGCCTGATCCATGACATCGGCCGGCACCCATGCGGTGAGGCGCGCACGCGGGAACATCGCGCGCACCAGTTGCACGATGTCATTCACCGCCTCTTTAGGCGGTACCGGCGAGATCCAGTCGGCCACCACCACCATGCGCTGCCCTTCGATGCAGATGAGTGCGGCCGTCGTGTCGGCGCCGTTCGAGTTGAACGCGAGCGCCATCGGATGCTGCTGCGACGGCTCGTAGTAGGACACGATGTTCCACTGTCCGAAGTCTTCGTACACGGGGACCCCTGAGAACACGCGCTGGAAATACGCGAGCGCGTTCAGGATGTCGCGCTTGCCGGATGGGAAATTCTGGATCTCGGCGACGAGCTGGGCGTGCGCGCCGCGGCCGCCGACGAGCACGATGTCGCCAGCGAGCAGGAACGGCTGAATCCCCATGATGAACTGCGTCTTGTCGCGATCCTGCGGCGCGCTCAATGGCTTAAGCGCAAGCGTCACGCCGCGGCGTAGCATTTCGGCACGCATCGGCTGCAGAAGCCACTCGTCGAGCGAGTTCTTTTCGATCGCCACGGCCGCGTCGCCGAAGCGCGACGATGTCGCGAATGCATCCTCGATGACCTCGTCGGGTTTCCAGAAGGCGCCGATCGATGAATGCACCAGAATCTTTGTCCCCAGACGGCTCACCACCACGCGCCCCGACCGGTCGCTCTTCTTCACGTTCGTCGTGCGGGCCGGATCCGTGATGACCACCTTCGGCAGCCACGGCGCCGGGTCAACCGCACACTCGGCGATCTGATCGGTCTCGAACGGCTTGTCCTGCGTGCCGATCGCCAGCAGCATGTATTCCTGCATGAAGCCGCGGAGCTGGCCGGCGCGCTCCATCTCATCGCGCTTCTTGCGTACCCACTCCATCGGATAGCGATCGGGCCACAGCGCCACGGTCGACGGATCATCGATGTCGCCGTTGCAGACCGGAAAGCGCCGCGTCGTCCAGTCCGGGTTTTCGCGCAGCCTCGTCACGAGACAATCCTCGGCAAGCGGCGTCTGCGTGAAACGGATTTTTCCCTTCACCTTGTCCATTGCCGGCATCAACTCGAGATAGAGCTTGTTCATCGACGCCGCCACCGCCGCCGCGTCCTTCACGCGCTCCTTGTTCTCGATGTCGTCGAGGTACGCGCGGTCCGGCCGCAGGTCGTGCCACTTGAAGCCGCGAAGCTCCTCTTCCCACCCGTGCGCCTCGAGCAGCACGCCGTTCGGCAATTCGATCTGATGCTCGTTCCACTTCCGTCCGTCCTGCCTGAGCCTGCCGAAAAGGCTCTGCAACTTCATGTTGCGCAGCGCCTCGTGCTTGATCGCCTCAAGACGCTGGCAGGCCTTCGTGTAGGTCTCCCCGATAATCAGGCAGTACCCAAAATTGCCGAAGGCCGCTTCGAGCAGCAGGAACTCCTCCGACAGCGTCGACTTGCCGCCCTCCCGGAATGCCTCGATCAGAACGAACTCATCCTCCGCACGCCACAGGTCCATGACCTCGACGTGAAATGCGGGCGAGGCCTGCGGATGACGATGCGGAAACATCATCGCTGACGCGAGTGCCCGATCCTCGGAAATCGCCTTGAGCAAGGCGGCGTTGGTCAAAGCCATGCGAATCCTCCGTTGCGAAGGATCATCGGTGTTTTTCCTGTGCGCAGATTGGACAGGTGCTCCCCGAATTCTGTGCACCCCGTCCGGCGGGGCCCCGGGTGGTCCCAGAGTTGAGAATCATTCTCATCCATCGCCGCTCTACCGAGGGTAAACCCTTACGAATCAGGCTCTTACACGACATTATTCTTATAATGTCGCGCAGCCTTAGCGGGCCGATCTGCTGCGGTGTGGCGCGTCGTGGATGGTGGCCAGATGCGTGTTTTCCGGGCTGGCACGACACCCGAACCGGCCACCTCTACCCTCTTCCGATCCCATCTGTCCGAGCCTTTCCTCGCGCGCGTGCGTGTACGCGTGAGGGATCGGAGCAGACTGACAACTTTGCAGGTCAGCAAGTGGCAATGTTGCCGCTTGGTCTAATACCGGAATTTCTGGTAATACCGATGCGCGGCAAAGTGCGCGTATCTCACTTCGCCGGGGAAGCGGCTCAAATCTGAGGCAGCTAGGAGGGCCTAACGATCCGTTACCCCCTCCCCAGTTCTGGGGACACGCTTGAACTTCCCGAACAGGTCGTAAAACTTCGCGACTTGAAATCGAGACCTGCTGGCGGGTGTACTCCGTCGACGCATACCTAGCCCGGCGACGCCCGCTTGGACCTCGGCGTCCAGCACCACGAGAACTGTCGGCCAATAACGGCAGCATCAGGCGGAAGCACCACAACGACGAGATGCCTTACCCTGCCGTTACGCCAGATGGCGTCGAGGATGCGATATCGACGACCAGTCGTGGTCACGATCTCGTCATCCATATCCGGAGTATCGGTGGTCCATCCGTCGACGCGCAGCTTGGTGTGATCCCATGCACGCAACATGTCAATGGACAGGCGCGTAGGCGATCTGGGCGATGTTCTGGACCATCATCCACTCATCACGGTCGGCGAAGCCGTGCACCTCGGCGCAATGGTCTGCCATCTGCTCGATCGTGGGCGGGACGGCAGTGGTCATGTAGGCGAGCGGCGTGCCGTCGGGTGTGAAGATCGCGTAGGTCATCATTGCGATTCCCCGTCGAGCTTGCGCATACCGCGACCCATCATCCAGTACGCGAGGGACGGGTCTGCGTTGCCGAAGCCGTGAACAAGCACGTCGCCATGCTCATCGCGCAGCAGCAGTACGGCGGCATCGATGTCGACGAGGGTGCCGTCCTCGATGCGATCAGCGAATTGGCGCAGCTTGGCCGGGATGTCCTGCAGGTTGGTGAGCGGGAATTCGACGAGCTTCATGGTGACTCCTTGAACACCGATCCGGGTGGCAGGCGGCTGACCTCCTGCACAGGGCGTGACTTCCCACCCGCTAAAAAAAGTGGTTTGCTAAGCCGCGGCAGGTATATCCGGGTTCGTCGACCTGCTGCGCCTTTGTGCGTTCAGCCATTCCGGTCGGTCGTGGCGGGGCGACTCCGCCATTTACCCACGTTTATTGAGCCGGCGCGGCACCGGTGAATCTCAGGGCTGGGCTAATGGCCCCCTGTACCGTTTCTTCTATACCGCGCCCGGGTATTTGCGGTCGCTGCTCCGGATGGCGTCTGATCGCTTCGACGAGCCTCGCATCTGCGCGTTCGACGCACGCGGCACACCACAACGGACCGCGATGGCGAACCATCTCGATCGTTGTCAGTTGCCACTCGGCGCCGCACGACGGACAGATAACGGAATCAGGCTTCATCGAAAAAGAAGCCCCGACCTGCGGGGCTAAACTCTCATCGAGCGTTGGAGACGAAGACACTCTACGAATATTTCCTGCGCTCAGGCAGCGACATTGGTACGTCTGATGATGCTGTTCATGACGTCGCACAGTTCCTGCGCTGTGGGCGCGGCTGGCCGTAATGTGCCCGCCTGCGGCAGCACCTTCGAAGTTCGCACGTAAGTCCATGGACGCGGGCCGATCGACGTCCGGTGCCGGTTCATCGCGCGCGCGCCGCGGACAACGTAGCCTTCAGCTATGAGCAGCTTCAGGCATTTGCACGCGCAACCACCGGTGAAATCGCCGGCCAGACATATCTGCGTTTGAGTAAGTGGTCCGGCCCGTTCCAGCATGCCGCAGATCACGCGAGTGCTGGAATTTTCCCGGTAGAGTTCCCGTATCGTCGGCATGTCAGGCTCTCTCGTTGTCCATCGACGATCCGTTCATCTGACGGGCAACTTCCCGTTCAGCCAACGCCGCGTCACACGGTTGCCAGTCCCATTCGTCGTGCTGTGCGAAGTACAGCGGGTTCGTGGTGTAGAACGGATCGATCAGTACCGAGCCATCCTTCTTTGCTGTCGTTACCCAACCTTTTTTGTCTTCCATCGCTTTCACCCGTATTGGCCGAACCTGGCCATCAGTGGTACTAACCAGCACCTGTTGTTCAACCCCTAAACCACATCCCTACGATCCCTGTCCCGAGGGGAGCAAGACTCAGCCCATCCTGGGAGAGCCTTTACAACGTGATCTGTCCGTCGGATCGCATTGACTCGCCAGCCGTTCGGTCTCGGGCGCTAGCTTCGCCACCCTTATCGGTATTTCAGACCTATCCCCCAGTACCGAGTCTTCCCGCGCCGCTGGTGTTAAACCGTGTCCGCCCAGCGCGGTGCCTTGCCGCATCAGATGACCAGTCGGGCTCCCTTCATGATCTGCATGCGGACCTTTGCGGCCCCGCGATCGCCCCATTCGAGCAGCGCATCGGCCCAGTCAGTGCCCTTGATACCCTCGGGATAAGCCAAACCACATCCGATCGTCTCGGCGGCCTTCCTGCCGTTTTCCACGCCCTTGTTGATGCCTCTGTCGCGCTGCGTTTGCCAGTCGTTATCTGCACACACGACAGCCATCCCACGAACCTTGGTGTCCTTGGCCACGGCGATCAGGTTCTGCGCGTCGAAACACACAACGACAGATGCGTTGGTGACGGTCTGAAAGACAGCAAGTCCGGTGGCAAAGCCCTCTACAAAGCAGGTAACCGTGCTTCCCGTGCGGGCCATGACGAAAGACGCGCCACGGGTAGAACACCCTTTCCGGTACAGTTTCTGGCCGTCCATCGTGATGTTCTGCAGGCTGACAAGCGCGCCGCCGCGATACATCGGGATGACGAGGTCATCACCCTCCAGGCGGACACCTTGGCAGCCTCGCAAAGACAATCCTTTGCGTTCGATATAGGCGTGCCATTCAGTGAGAATTGGAAGCTTCTCCCAGTGCTCGCGCATCCGGTTGATGGACCGTGAGCGCGCCGCCGCCTCCTGCTGCCGGAGACGTTTGATACGCTCATCCATCGCACGTTGATCGGCAATCGCCACAGGTTTGTCGGATCGCCATTCGCAATAGTCGTCGTCAGTGGCAAAGTTCTTGTAAAATCCTCTCTGCCCATTCAGCCACAACAAGTAAGCGCCGTTCATCTTCCGGGGCTTGTCGACAGTCCGGCAGCGATACCACTTGCCGTCGGCGACAATCTGGCGGGGCATCAGGCCGTGAGCAATCATTGCCTGCTCAAAGTTCATGCGGCCTTCCTTGCGGCAGCATGCCGGCGAATCCAATACCGTTTGTCCATGTTGACAAACTTCCTGGCGACCTCTGGAGTGGGCAAAACGGGAATGGTCTCGAAGAAGTCAGCCTTTGGCCACGCGCCAGTGAGTTCCTTGTACATGGCGTACGCTTTCTTGTTTGCGAGCTGTACGTCCGTGGATTTCAGACGTGCGTAATGGCACACCATCGGCCATATTTCGGTCGTGAGCTTGCGCTGGTTACCGCTGGCCAGCATTTCCTCGAGCGTGCCGGCGACATGCTCCACAGTTGTGCGTTTCGGATACTCATGACCGCAGTTCGGACAGGCAGGGCGTGCTTTATGAAGGTGCGCGCAGTGCGGGCACTTGACCATCACGTCTTCGGCCTTCGGCTTCTTCTTTTCAGACTTTGGCTTTTTCTTGCCGTCGTCAAGTTCGAGCGCTCCCGTTTCGAAGAACTCGTTCATCTCGTCCCAAAACCGTTCGCAATTTCCTGAATGGTCGAGCACGATGCACTCGGTCTTGCCGGTGCCTAGGCTGGTCCTCAGGCCTCGCCCAAGCAACTGGATATGATCAGCAAGCGATTTGCGCAGCGGACGGCACATGATCACGCAGCCGACGTCGGGGACGTCAAAACCTTTCGTTGCTTTCGAGACGGTTATCAGCCCGCGGATAAATGAGTCCGGCTTGCTGAACTCCGAGACGATCTCGTCGCATTCGGCGTCCGTTTCCCTACTGGTGTAGACGACGCACTGGATACCGGCAGCAGTGAACTGCCGGTGAATCTCGCGGGCGTGATCAACGGTTATCGCGCTGCAGATGAATTTCTGGTTGTTGCCATGCTTCAGATATTCCGCAACGCAATCGCCCACTACTTCCAGTGCTCGCTTGGTAGCCTCTTTCTGCTCCCACTCGCCCGCGTTGACCTTAACACCATCCATGTTCGGCTTCGACGGCGAGAAGATCCGGAACGGAACGAGCGCACCCTGCTCAATCAGGCGATTCGTGGTTTCGACGTTGATCAGGGTGTCGTAAATCTGCCCGAGACCCTTGGTGAAAGGCGTGGCCGTGAGACCAAGTCCGCGCGCATCACCCGCAGCAAGGCGGTCTTTCGTCGGAGCATGAACCGTGTGGCACTCATCGACGATGATGAACTTCGGTTTGGGATCGTCAGGCCAGCCACGGCGCATCACTGTCTGGACGGACAGGATTTGCGCGCGCTCATAGGGCCGATAGCGCCAGTGATTCTGCTTGACGATGCCATGCGCGACGCCGAACTGGTCGAACGTTCGCGAGGTCTGGTCGACGAGGTTCTCCCGATCGACCACGAAGTGGGAATGCTTGCCGTTATTGGAAGCAAGGTAGGCAACGCATGCGGATATGCGTGTCTTGCCGGCGGCTGTCGGAGCGCACAGGAGGACGTTGCGGGCACCATTGCGATATGCATCGCTAACGCGTAGAACAGCTTCGATCTGGTACTGACGCAAGCCGAAATGTTCAAACGCAGCGAGTTCTTCAGGCGTTGCCTCCCTCATGCCGTTTTCTCCGTCAGTTTGCGAACGGCTGAAAGAACATCGCGATCGGTCTTCACGCCGAGGATCTTCCGCATCTCCACGTACTGACGACCGAACCAGTTCAACTGCTTCTCGCGCACTGAGCCGCGCTCGCGTTCAATTTTCAAAGAGTTTTCGGCGTTCAGCAGCAGCTGCGTTTGTTTCATCATCTCCGCGCCCTGATCCGATGCAGAAAGAGCATCGTTGGCGCGTTGCAGGCTGTCGATCTGCGCGAGCAACCCGTTCAGATAGATTTCGAACTCCGGATCGTCCATCGGGGCAGGTCCGGATTGCGATGAGGATTCCTCAACGGTTACATCACGGAAAGAAGCGCTTTGGTCGCCAGAATCCGAATCCTTTCTTTCGACCTGCTTCAGTGCCTTCGGGAGACTGATGTTGCCGTGCGCGACTTCCTTTGCGAGTTCCGGGTCGGCCTTTGCCACCTTGTCGGCCATACGCTGAGTCTTTTCGCTGACACCAGACATAGCAGCGCGCTCTGCAACAGTCCGCAAAGGAACGTCGCTGGATTCGGCCTTCGGGAGGTCCGGTAACGTTACCGGACCAGTTTCGTCGACGGGCCGATTCGGCGTAGAGAGGCCCGTGTACTGGTTGTCACCTTGCTGAGCAGCCTCAAGCCAGTTCGTCGCGGCAGCAACGATAGCGGCGTGCTGACCCTGCGTGAGATGCCGGCGCAGCAGATTGACCGAAAGCACATACGACAGCAGATCGCAGTCACCGAGATCCATATCTGCGATCAGCGGCTCGATGCCCAATTCGACACAGGCACGATACCGGTTGCCGCCGTCGAGAATCTTCCCGTCGTGCAGAACGATCGGCTGCAACTGGCCATTGGCTTCGATATCGGCCTTCAGAGCCTCAAACTCGACGCCTTCGAGACGAGGAAAAAGCGTGCACAGCGGATGCAGTTCGAGGCTCATCAGGCAGCCTCCAGACCCAGAAAATAGATCAACGGCGCCACTGCCGAGAACGGCAGAAACCCGCAATTGTACGCAGCCATGATGGCTTGCTTGAGCAGAGTACGCATGCGTTACTCCACCCGATAGCCGAGCGGATCGGCGAGCCAGCGGTGAATTTCTTCGTTTTTCCAGACGGTGCAGCGAGTGCCAAGCTGGATACGTTTGGGCGCTCGCCCTTCGAGACTGAGCTTGCGCCAGCTCTCGCGGCCCAAAGGGAGAAACGGCTTCAGTTGGTGCCAGCGAGAGAAGCCGTTGAGAGGGAGAGATTTCGGACGGCTATTGTCGTCCGGGTTTTTGCCATCCATACTGTTCACTCCGTGGTGAATGTTGGTATGGATGGATGTTATGGGTCTAAATGACCAGATTAAAGGGACGCAATTTAGCTGCTTTTAGTACCGGAATAATATTCATGTGAGATTCTATCCGGTACTGAAAAACATAGATTTCTATTCCGGATTAGTCATCGCTTGAGAAGCCATGGCCTCCAGATATGGCGTACTAATCGCTATAGAGGCCTCAGGAGCCACCGTCTTACGGATTCGTTCCGCTAGATTGACGTTGTACTCGTCAGGGAACAAAGCGACACCCATCACCTGATTGGTGATCATATGCCCTTTGACCTTAGCCCACAAAGTGAGGTCCAGATACGCCAGAATCCGATTCTGCGCCCATCGTCCAAAGTCAGACTTGTCAAGTCGCCTCACGATATCATGGACACCGAGAGCCGATCGCGTCACCTTAAGCCAAGCTCGGAAGTCATCCACAAGTTTATCCTCCGAAGCATATAGATCGACGTTCACGGCAACTTCGCCGGACAGATTTACACCAAGATCCGTCAGCATCTTCCAAGCCGGCACATCCAATACCTCGTAGGCGCTCTTGGCAGCGTCATCGCCTTTAAAGTCCCCGTACACTTCTTCGCGCATCACCGCGACTGCTTCGCGATAAACGCTGCCAACTTCGCCATATACGTTCAAAGCCCAGTCGCCACAAGACAACTCGAACGCTGTCTGATCTCTAACCTGCGAACGAAAAACATTTTTATGTAGCCATCACCTTCTTCAATTTTCGGACTGGGGCAATCGGATTTTCAAGCCAGAAGTCGACGGTATGGTTAAGCTCCGTCCAGTAGTGTTCGCGATGGTTCTCAAACATCGATCTAGTGAGCGCACGCCTCATAAGGTTGTTGTACCACTCCGAAACGCCGAACTGTGCGCAGGTATCGTACTTGGATATATCAAACGAACGTGGCAGATCTGCCCGTTGGAACTTTACGTTACTTACCATTTGCGCCCTCACGCACCCTTATAAGGAACCGCGCCAACAGGGTAAGGGAGCCCTGCTTTCGGTAGCGAACCTAGGCGCGGTTGTAATCTTCAATAACCGTCCGCAGACGGTGTTGACGCATCAATTTCAGTGTCGACGGACAACGCCTCAAACTTTCGAACCTGAGCCGTATGCTGGGCGGGCACGATCCGCTTGAGATGCGGGAACACATCATCAAGGACCCAGACCCGGTCCAGATCGTCGATCGACTTCCACAACTGTTCGGGCTCGACGCCCCGGTCTGCATCGATCTGGAATCCGATGATGACGCGCCCGTCGCCGGGTGTGACACCGTACGCTCGAGCTTCCATCGTGCGCTTGTTGTTCCATTCATCGTGATACATCACGAGCCGACTGCCGAATACTGCCGCCTTGAGTTCCGTATCGCGATCAGCGGTATTCGACGATCCGCGTCGGATTACAAATGCGCGATGAATATGGTCCACCTTCATGCTCCTGTAAAAGATCGACAGAGCCACAATCATTGGCCCTGTCGATAACAGAGTCAGAATAAACGACTCAGAATATCCTACATATCGTCGGTTTTGGCCCGCGCGGCTTCTGGACAGCATGACTATCTGTCATGTAGATCATCCCCCAACGGGGGTGAACATTTTTAGCTCACCGGATTTGGCGAGCTAAAATTCCCTCGCACTGAGAAGATTAGTTCGCGCCGTTCTCGGCCTCGCTCACGATATCCATCAGCCTCTCGGCGAGATCCATCATGTCGACCTGAAGGTGCATCAGCGTGCACTTCACCGGCAGCTCACCTCGCCCGTCATCCGGGAGCGCCGCGACCATGAACGCCACCAGTCCTTGAAGTTTGAAAGCAATCGCGGTTTGGTCGGTCAGGAGCTTGTCTATCCGCTCGATGATCGCCCTGGACTTTTCGGCTGAATGCGCTGCAGCCACTGCCTCATCGACGCCGCCGTTAAACTCGTTCTCGATTTCCTGGAGCAAGCCGTCAAACTCTTCATCGGACTGGCAGATAGCATTGGGAATGTTCCGGGCGGTCCAGCTTTTTAGCAACTCTGGATAGACTGCCGCGACGGCATCGATATCGCCGAGGATCGTGCGGCCACCAGCGCGAGCCAACGCAAGCGCCTGGTCCTTCGGCAAGGATGCGAGGTTGACGGACTTACTCATGGCAGGCCTCCCGTTTCATCCTTTCAATTTCGGCCTCGTTGAAGGTCTCGCTCTCGATGTTTTCGTAGATAAAGTCAGCCAGGCACTCGATTGCACCCGCGAGATTCTGCTTGTCGAGCTCATCGATGCTGGCGCTGACCATTTCATCGGTGCCGTCGCCGATTGAATTGTGCAGGATGCGCGCAATCGATTTGATACCGCGCGACGCACGGCTCAGGTCCGCCATGGCGGAAGTGCGGATGCGGGTGAATTCCGGAGCATCAGCGGCAGGCATCCAGCGATCGGCCGAAAGGTGCGGAAGCTCAGACATGGCGCTCTCCCTGTTCACTCAGCTTGAAAGCTGCGTCCGCACCGATCTGGGCGAGCTCGCCGATCACCCGGATCTGGTCGGCGATGACGAACAGCAGGCCGCTCACTGCACCCGGGTTCTCGAAATTGCCGGCGCGCATCCGGCCGGGTGTGAAGTCCGCGTTGATCAGGCAACCGATATTCGAAACGGCGTCGCCAAGCCCGTGAGCCATGTGACTCGCGCACTCGGTCGCTGAACAGAGGAACCTGAGTTCGTCGGCGTCAAGGTCTTGAACGCGTTCAGAAAGGAAACTTAGCATCCGGGCCGGTGTGACCTCGCCGTACGAACGCCTGTCATCACTTGTGTTGGGAGATTCACCGACTGACGCCGGCGCGTTTTGCTCAGGACGAGCGGATGCTTTGGTGGACATATGGACTCCTTCGTTTAGGAGCCTACCCCCACCGTCGCCAAACGGAATGGTGGGTAGGCATACGGCGGGGTTGGCGAACCGGAACGAAGGAACCGGCAGACCCGAAGGTCTCCCCACCGCAGCCCACCCATAAAATGGGTGCACGCGATGATACTACGGACGAAAAAATACCGCCAAATGGCGGCGGTTTTATGTCCGCCTTCGTCTCAGGTCGCCAAACCCGGTCACTGCTGTTTCAGTGACGTTTAAAGATTAGGGCTGCGTCACGAAAACGTCAAGAGGAATTTTGCAAACTCGCTGACTCTACGCGATGCCTTCGACCCATCTCACAAACCCTTGTATCGAGATCAGTACTCCGCCATCCGGTGTGCGGAAGAACTCCTTGCCCTCAACCCATTTGCCCTCTTCGATTTTTCGCCGAATTGCTTTGGGAGTGAGACCCGTCATCGTCGAAGCAAGTGAGACGGTGACATACTCGGCGCTCGTCACCTGGTTGGCTTTCGCAAAAGATGGTTGGCGCGGAGGAAGTTCAGGCATCTCCACGCGTAAGCTGGCAGGACACAGGTCGAACACCCACCGTTCGGCCCTAGCTCGCCACTCGGCATATCCTTCAATAGCCTTGCCGCCCGCTGCGAGGCGTCGATCAAGTTCCGCAAGATAGCGCCGCATGGATTCGGCGTGGCTCCAACTCTCGGCCTCGCAGACGAACTCATCGTAATCGATGTACTCATCATAGATGCGACGGCGATCCTCGCGTTTCTTCTTCTCGACAGACGCCCTCCGCGCTCTCTTTTTCGGCTCGTGCTGCAAAAGCTCGTGCCGACTGATAGCGCCCCGCGGAGATCGTGACGATAACGGAGGAGCATTCGGCACTACCAGCCCCCTTTTCAAATGCGACCAGTACGCCTGTGGCGGTAACGGTATCCCGAGCTCCTGGCAAGCCCATTTGATTGTCGGACGTGTTACCCCATACTTCTTCCCTACTTCGATCATTGGCATACGCCAGACTTCGTCATACAAGGCTTCTCGATCAATCTCTTCGCGACCGGGCATGGTAGCCTCCTTCTACGGTTACCTTACTGACGAGTTTTAGTATGCGAGCCAGAAAAACGCTAACAGTTGAGACTCCGAAACTGATTCCTCTTGAGGCATGGGCGAAGATTGTCTTCGGCGACTACGCACCGCACAGGAACACGCTTTACAACTGGCGCCGCGGAGGATGGATCGTGCCGGCACCCATACGAATTGGGAATCGGTATTTTGTCGAGCCGAACGCGGTGTATGCAGACGAGCACGGAGATATGGCGCGCCGCTTGGGATAAACTTTAGCCCCCAAAACAAAAATAGGCAGATGTATGCGGCGCGATAAAGACTTGGCAGAAGAAATCTTGAAGACGCTTGTGCTGGATGACAGTTGGACGATGGACCTCAGATCGTTGGTCGCACGATTTGATGGGAAATCCACCGAGGGCGAGGTCCGATACCACGCCCACCTGCTTGAGGATATTGGTCTCGTCGAGATCCGCCAGAACGGCTATATCCGAGTCACGTCTTCCGGACAGGATCGTGCGGAAAACAGGGACACGAAGGATCCCATGGCGACGTGGGCTAGCCTCGCCGGTTGAGGTAAAATCCGGCATTAAAGATGAACTATGTCACCGGCGAAAGCCGGCTTGAGTCTGTCGCATCAATTAGTGCGGCAGCGGCCCGGAGAGATCTGGGCGATGTATCTCAAAAGCGAACGCATTTCACCTTCCCAGCCCGCCGCGAGCGGGCTTTCGCACATTCAGCTATCGAAACTGAGGTGCGAAATGGCAGGTACAGCGCGGCGCCGGGCGGACCGGGCGCGAATCAAGAAAAATCGTGGCTACTATTGGTGGGGGCGTCGCCTCAATTCTGAGGAACTCGGCAAGGTCGTCGATACACCCACGCCATGCAGTTGCTGGATGTGCGGCAATCCGCGGCGTTATTTAAAAAAGGACAAGCTCACGGTCTGGGAGCAACGGTGGTTTCAGCAGGTCGATGATGACTGATCAACTGAGGCTTCTGTGCGGCGTGGAAATCAAGTCGCGCGTAATGATCAAGCCCAAGGCCAGAGTTGACATGTCCACGTCGGATGACACGAGGAGTTAAGGTGCGCCGATCGCGGGGTTATTGATGAGTATTACGACATGCTTGAGCGGATTGCCAAACGTTGACCTCCCATAATCCCGACGACGCCCGCGCCGACCTACTCTGCTACCTCGTCGTGGCGCAGCTCGTCGCGAAGGCGCGCACTGGCGAATGGTTGCGCACCGACCACCTAGTTGAATCAGGACGCATCTGGTGCAACGCGAACGGCGCGCGTTTCGATTGGCATGAGCGCGCGAGACTCGGGCAGATAGCGGCTGATCTGGCGCCGCAGGTGATGGAGACGTTCGGGCTCACGCGGGAGCAATCGTTGCTGCCGCTCTTTGTTGACGGCTGGATGCTCGACTATGAGTCGCCAGTGGTTTGCGGCATTCATGCGGTGTGCGCGGACCGCCTGGTGCGCTGACTAGCTCCATCGCGGACGCATCGGCGTGCGGTTGAATTTACGTCGACATGAGAAGGGCAACGCATCCAATCGGCATACGACAATTGAAAACTATTTTTTGTTTTATATCATCCACTTAGGGTATACATGCGCACAGACCTCTTGGTCCTTGGTACCTTATCTGTAACATGCTTCGCCTTAGAATCGGGTGCAAGCGCTGCAATTTGAGGCTAAAGTTCGTCTCTTTTCGTACGTTAATTCAGTAGATAGCGATGCTAGCATCATACTGTTGGCCGGCCGCGCCGGTGACAGCACACTCAGGAGTTACATCATGGCTGCTCTAGACAAGGAACTTGCGACATATCATCGCGAACTTGCAAATCTCCTTGGCGATGAAGGCAAATTTGTTCTAATAAAAGGCGACGCGGTAGTAGAAAAATTCGATTCTTATGAAGATGCCTTAAAGATCGGCTATCAAACCTTCAAGCTTGAGCCGTTTCTTGTGAAGCAGATCTCTCGAATCGAGCCGGTTGCAAACTTTACGCGTCGATACCTAGTCCCGTGCCAAGTATAAATTTACAAATCGGGCCTCTCGGCCCCCTCGTTCATGTCGTTATTGCAGTGAGTGTGCCGCGCCAGTTGGCGCTCCAAGCCGCCGGCCAGCCAGCGCCGCCGACGACGAATGGCGTGTTCCTGATTGACACGGGAGCTAGCAATACGAACGTCGATCCAACGCTGTTGGCACCGCTGCAGTTGCAACCGACAGGCAGTATTCAGGTCCATACCCCATCGACAAACGGCGCTCCGGTAGTCTGTAACCAATATGACGTCGAACTTGCGATCGGATCACCCAACGGACCGCCGTTCACCATTGCGGCGCTGCCCGTTACGGAAGCCAGTCTGATTACGCAGGGAATTGCGGGATTACTCGGGCGAGATGTACTGTCTCGCTGCACTCTGATTTACAACGGCGTGCTTCAGATGTACACGCTCTGTTATTGAGCTAGCTTTCGGAGATCGAGGTTCGAAGGCAGGAATCGCACCGCATTTCCTCGAGGACGGATTCTGGCAACAGACCGTTCCGCCCATTCCCGTCAGAGACGCGCCGCAATCTGCTCTGACGTCTCGCGGTAGTAGTGCTCCATCAGTATCTTCAGGTTCTTGATCCCGCTGATACGTGACAGCGTGAGCACGTCGACCTTCTTCGAGAGGCGTGTAAGCGCTTCCCCGCGGCTGTCATGAAACGTCAGGTTTGCAATTCCGAGCGCGATCTTGGCCTTCCGGAACAGGGTGGACAACGAGTCGGCCGACACCGAAAAGCACATCTCCCGATGCTCGACGGCCCGCAACAGGCGCAGCGCCGGCCGCGGTAATGGGATCTGCCTCGGCCGCTTCGTCAGGTATTGCATCTTGTGCCGCACCTCGGCGACGCCGGTGCGCATGTTCAGCGTCCCCTTGCCGAGGCCAAGCAGTTCCTTCGCCCGCATGCCACTGCGCAGCGCCACCAGATAGGCGAGCGCGACCTCCTGACTCTTCGTTACTGGCTCCTGCCCTGTCCGGTAGCCTAGCCAGCGGACGATCGGCCGTATCTCCTTCCACGGGTCTGGGCGCCGCTCCCGCGGAGTACCGTTGGGCGGTGACGCTACATCCGTGAACGGATTCACATCGATCCACTTCCACTCCCTGCGCGCAATCGTGAAGACGTTCCGGTAAAGGTTCATCTCGCGCAGCACCGTGCTGTTTTTGACGGGACGCGCTACTGTTCCGTCCGGGCGGGTAAATCCTTTGAGACGAATGTCGCGCCAGTCAGCCCACATCGGCGTATCGGCGTCCACCAACCGCCGCCCGGCAAATTCCGGGAGATCGCGTACGAACATCTTCAGTCGGTTCTGCTCCCACTTCGAGCCCTCCTTTTTTGCCGATACCTTCCGACCGTATTCCTCGAACGCATCAGCGACAGTACGCTCCTTGATGGCTGCCCGCTGCCGTTGCTCGACTGCCCGCTTCTTCTCCGTCGACGGATCGAGACCAGAGCGCAGCGCGTCCTTTATTTCCTCCCGGGCCTTGCGCGCTGCAAGCAACGATACTGCCGGGTAGACACCCAGTGCGGCCCGTCTTTCCTTGCCGTCGACCCGGTATTTCAGGCGCCAGTATTTGGAGCCGTTCGGCATCACTTCGAGATACATACCGTGGCCATCGGCGAGCTTGTAGGACTTGTCTCGCGGCTTTGCAGATCGCACGGCTAAATCGGTAAGGGGCAT